CTATGTTTATTGTTGGTCATATGGAAATCGGCAATGGATATTGTCGTACAGATATTATGCTTCATAATGACCCAATCGCAATGGAGTATCCTTGCGAATATTATTCTGAACTGAAAGATTTGGATATCAAACTACAAGGTCAGTAAAATGGCACTCAACAAAAAGACTGATGTCCCAGAAGTAATACCACCCACACCACCAAAAAGATTCTCTACAAAGAATATTGCTATTGGATTAGGTGTGGTATTTGGTATTGCTCATATTGGTGTCCTTGGTCATTTGTTGAATGCTGTTAGACCGCAGTATCCAGTAATTAATTTTCCACAGGGAGATTATTCATCTTATAAAGTTGAAGCAACTAGGGATGGATATAGAATTGAATATAGAGCAAATGACCCTAGAGTTTTACAATCGGAAAAATCACTTCAATTAGATGCTGCTAAGAAGGGTTTATTTGGTCCTAAGGTAGAGCATCGTAAGGAATATCGTATCGACCAATATACTATGGATGGTGCTAGAAACTTAGGAGGTGGCGCTGACGCCGAGGGAAAGTCTGCAAAAGACATAGAGTGCATCGTGGCGGACGCTGGAGCACGGTCACAAGGTGCAATGGCAGGTAGTGCGATTGCTGCTGGTGTTGCTGTTCCTGCTGCGATGAACATACCTTATATTGGTTGGTTGGCATCTGGTTGGGCACTGTTGCTTGGGCAGAAGATGGGTTCGGAAGCAGGGTCACAAGTTGGCAAAGTATTTAATGATTGCTAATGGAACATAAATTTAAGTATTACTGGGGTGGAGAAGACAACTGGTATACCAAGAGTAAAAGGTGGGCAAACGAACAAAAGTTTCCCATCAATCATCTTGCTCTAGGTTTCATAGAGTGGTTATGGACTATGTGGGTCCAAGGTAGAGTTGATATGGAAATGACTGATGTGGATAAACAAGTGAATGAGATTATGAAAACTTGGGATGAAGAAGAGAAACGGGAACCAGTAATAGAAATCAAAAAGTCAGATATAGAAGGACTTGATGATATTCGTATCAGAGATCCTTGGTTTGATGACGGAGATTGGAATGATGCTTCTATCAACTACAGGAAGTGGCAATGAGAGATATAAACGATCCTGTCTGGTCTGTTATTATTCTTTTATGTTGCGGACTCGCATTTACGCTATATTGTGTCATATATATTCTACGCCTATCATATAAGGAACTAGAAGAAGATGTCCAAGAGTCCGAACAAGGGCAAGAAGGGGACTGCAAACAACAAGAAGCAGAACCAGGGCAACGCAACAGCGAAGAAGGCTAAGAACGGGGGTAAGAAAAAGTAAATATATGCCAAGAGAATGGAATACTTCTTTTAGGGAACCGTGGAACCCTATCATAAAGAAGTGCCTAGATGGTATAGACCTCCACAATAAATTGTATACAGAAACAAAAGACACATTTCATTTAAACCAAGCAGATTTACTCAGGGTATATGTTACAAGATTAAAAATTTGGATACATAATACTGAACCAGAAGCATTTCACAGGAAAGAATTCAATGGGAGCAATGACACCACCAAGTCGGAAGAGTTGTTATAACTTCCGAGTTGTAGAAATAAATAGGGTTGTAGATGGAGACACAATCGATGTCACTATTGACCTGGGTTTTGACCTTTATAAGAAAGAAAGGGTCAGAGTGGCAGGAGTCGATACACCAGAGAAACGAACTAAGGACGACGAAGAGAAGGCACTTGGCTACGATGCAACCCACTGGCTCGAAGACAAACTCAATGGTGCTATCGCTGGTGATGATGACCTCGTTATTAGGACTGAGCTTGTTGGGGGTGTTGGTAAATACGGTAGACTCCTGGGATGGCTTTACATCGGAGACGCAGAAGTCTCTCTCAACGAAATGATGATTACCGAAGGATATGCTTGGGCATATGACGGAGGAACCAAGCAGAAGAACTTTGAGGAACTCAAAGAGATTCGCAGAGCACACGGAACTTTAGTGGAGTAATCCAATGCAAAAACTAATTAATTTACTTGCCCTTGCTTCATTCGGAGTATCTGCTGCCGTCGTCGGTGCAGGTGCTTATGTGTATCTTAATAAGGATACACTAATCGAAAGTGCAAAAGAAGCAGCAATCAAACAAGTTACAGCATCTGTTACAGAAGCACTTCCTGGTATGATTAGTGGTGCTATGCCCAAGATGCCTAGTTCTACAGGTGGTATTATTGACGCAAAACCTGCTATTCCGGGTTTTTAATACTATACATAATACTAGTATTGGTATTTTGATATGACTACAACTAGAAGAAAAAATAGAGATACTGAGGGAAAGTTTTTCCTTTATGTTTTCTTTTACCACCTCTATTCATCTTTACTGAATCTTTTTAAGGATGATTAATGCCCGAGATAAGAGAAATCCAAATCAGGAGTCTGGATATACCTCCAGTTCCTGATTGGTTAATGCAATATCCACAGGCAATACCACCAGTTGTTCCAGTAACACAAAACATTGGGACACCGATAGTTGATATGCCTGGTTGCGTAGAAGCACATCCTGATGGTAGTCCACAACTGGCACAAGACGACCCAAGAGGTGCTAGGACTTATTGTGATGGAAGTGTACCATCATTTAATCCTATTAACTTTGAACCAAACCAAACTCTACCAACTCAAAAACCGAAGGTAGATACAAGGCAACCTAAAACTCCCCCTGTTCCCGAGTTACCGATACCTAAAACTCCTGCTGCTACTCCTAAGGTGGATTGTCCTACACCATCACAACAGGCAAAAGAACCTGTTGGGACAATGATTCAAGGTTTTAGAAAAAAGGTAAGTGGATATCAACTTGTAGGAAATGAGTGTATTCAACTTACAGAAAAAGTCCCTTTACCCCAACAGATCATTTCTGGACTTCCTAGTCCTGGAACTGTGATGGCAACAGGTGGAATTGCTGTAGTTGCAACAGCATCAGCACTTGCAGCAAAACCATTAGCAGATATTCTCCTAAAGTTGGTCAAACCAACGGTCAAGAAAATAATGAAAAAGATTGCTAAGATCAGGGGGAAGGAAGAGGTGTTCTTATCTGTAGCGGAGCGCCGAGCGGAGCAGCGGGAGAGGAATCAGGCGATAAAGGCTTTGCGTTCGGCACTGAAACCGAAGGGATAGAATGTCTGTGTGGGGGTATGACACCACCAGGGTTAGTAACAATCACATCCGCACACACTTTATAATATGGAGACTTGGGGTGGAAATAGATGCCTTGCTTCTTCAACTCGCCACAATTCTTGAGTCTGGCGATTTCGAAGTCTAAACGCTTATTGGCAGTTAGTTGCTGCTGTAAGGCAATTTGAGTTGCTGCTGCTTCCTTACACTGGTCTTGTAGTTTCTTGTCTTGTGGGATGCTCCAGGTAGCACTGACTCCCACAGACAAATTATAATTATTTTTTTGTCCAGTTCTAGTTGGTACAGTGTATAAGATATTGCCAGGATTATCTAAAGACCCATCATCATTAAGATCACGCATATCATATACTGGGTCATTGTAATAAGGTTCATAAGGTTTCTGCATTGAACCAGAACCAGTGACGAATGGAGTGATATTCAGCGTTGGTCCTTGACACTGGATTCCACCACCATAGGTGTTGGTAATATAAGGACCTTGGAGGACTTGGATGGCTTGGTTTGTGACTGAACCAGAGGAATTAGCAACAGGAGCAGCAGTGGCACTAACGCCACCAACAGTCTCAGCAAGAACTCTTTGTTGGACCAACGTTGGGGATAGTAATCCAAAAAGAATTGCTCCTATTACTGGGTGAAAATGGAAGTTGTGTCGGTCACGCTTTTTATTTCTGTGGTTCTTTGAATGATTGTCTGATTGCTTAAACCAGGACCTGAATACGTTTCTGTGAACTGAAACGCTGCGCCTGGTGTTGTTTGTGTGAATGTCGGTCTGCTTGTTACGCCAGTCCATGATGAAGTCACTCCTTCGATTGTTACATTATTAGCACCCGTTCCTGGTGATAAGTTACCTGATGCTGTAATACCACTACCTGTTACTGAATATTGATAACCCGTGTTATAGTCTATTGAATTTATAGTTTCCGTAACCGTACTTGTTGTTTCGGTATGAGAGGTCATCGAGCCCTGTGTAAAATTAGGCACCACTGGGACAGCTTGTGCTGCCCCGTGTAAAGAACCTAGAATTAATCCAAGACCGATTGCCTCTGATAATCTAGACATTATTATCTATCCAACTTACTTGATAGTAATTTCAGTTACGAACTGACCTGTTGCCGAAGTACCACTTCCAGCAGCACCAATAGTCATGACTCCCGCAGACGTGATGCTACCAGTAGGAGTGCCAGTGCCAGCAGCAGTAGAAGTTTGATTAGAATAAGCACTTACAGCACCTACGGTAGGAGCGGTCGTAACAATAGAATCACCCGCAGTAAAAGAATTACTGTATGAGAAGGCATTACCATCTACTGTTTGATATGCGGTTGGTAAAGACCCAGCAGCAGCACCAGTAGTAATAGTGCCAAGACCACCAACACTAAGGTCAGCAGAAGCTTTACTACCACCACCAACGTCTAATGTGACACCACTACCAGATACAGAATAGGAATTACCAATTCTTTGTACATTCGTAGCAGCAGCATCAACAGTCAGTTGAACACTTGACGAAATTTTATGAGTAAGATCGGCATGTGCAGGTGCCGCCATCAATAACATTCCAAAAGCAATTAATGCTTTTTTCATTTGAAGGATTATATGTATAACTGAGATTATTTATGATTCTGATTAGCATAAATAAAACGAATTCATAAAATTGAAATGAACGAACAACAAAATCATTTAGCACAATTGGTTGAGCAAAGAGAAAAACTTGCTGTTGATTTGGAAAACATTGGAGCACAAACTACAAGAACCAGAGAGTTGCTGTTAAAAACACAAGGTGCCATTGAGTATCTGCAAGCAGTCGGAGTCACACTGCCAGAACCAGAGGTCACCGAAGAAGCAGTAGAAGAGACCACAGAAGAGGGTTGACGGATACAGTTTGATCCCTTATAATAAGAGGGTCAACAAGGGCAAGTAGTTCAGTGGATCAGAACAGCGCACTTCTAATGCGTTGGTCGGGGGTTCGAATCCCTCCTTGCCTGTTGGAAACTTTATGTTTCCTTTAATCCTGCTTAGCACAGTTGGTAGTTGCGCTGGACTGTTAATCCGGATGTCGCTGGTTCGAGCCCAGCAGCAGGAGCCGCCCTTGTAGCATAGTGGTAATGCAGTCGCCTTGTAAGCGAAAGATCGCAAGTTCAAATCTTGTCGAGGGCTTGACAGAATACTCATTCTGTCTTATAATCCCTTCCGTGTGAATGGAGTTGGGAGATTCGTCTCCCACCATTGCGAGTGTAGTGTAGCGGTAACACGCCATCCTTCCAAGTTGGAATCACGAGTTCGATCCTCGTCACTCGCTTCGGAAAACCCTATTTTCCGATTGTTGTAAAACTTAATAAATAAAAATGTGATGAAGCCTCAACTACTCGCCTAGTCACAAAGTAAACAGAGACTTGTCGAGTCTCTTTCCATCCGCAGGTATAAAACTCTGCGAGAAAATAACGAGGTATCAAAAATGATTAAATCCGCATTCGCAGTACTCGCTACTGCTCCCCTTTTCGCTGGTGCTGCAATGGCAGGACCCTATGTTAACATTGAAGCCAACTCTGGTTTCACTGGTAGCGATTACTCTGGCACCACCACCGACCTGCACGTAGGTTACGAAGGTTCTGCTGGTGCTCTGGGTTACTATGTCCAGGGTGGTCCTTCGATCGTTTCCCCTGACGGTGCTGCTAGCGACACTGTTTTCTCTGGTAAAGTTGGTGGTGGAATTGCCGCTACCGAGAACCTGGGTGTCTACGGTGAGTTCTCGCTCGCAACTGGTGCTAACGGTGGCACCAACTCCTACGGCACCAAGGCTGGTGTTAAGTGGACCTTCTGATAATCCTGTAGTATAATCAGGGGGACTTCGGTCCCCCTTTTTTATTATGAAGAAAATCCTTTTCTCACCAGTAACTCACTTTAACCTGATAGTTATTGGGTTTTTCTGTATTATCCAAACCATTCATACACAAGCACACTATGCTATGGACAGTGATCCCAATAGTTACTGTTATTCCTTATACAAGAAGAATCCAGACTTGTTAAATAGGCATAAGTATGACTGAGGGGAATGAATATTAAACTCTGGTATTGTAAACATATGGGTCTGTGGCGCTGGACTCTTACTGATGACAGAAGACCAGTATGCCACCAAGAGTCTGGGCAAAGAGATGACTTACGATTAGCAATTGAAGATGTTGCCAAAACCGTAGAGTATATGTTAGAATGTAGAAGTTAATAAAAGTATGCCCGATGACCCAGCAAGTGAAGGGACCTGATTTACACTCAGACATCGACGGGAGCGTTACCTGTATCGGGCATTATTAGAGTTTGCTAAAGTTTCTACATAAATAACTGAAAACTGAAGACGAAAGATCACATTATACTGATGGATAACATTAAAATAAGATGCCGCTCCTGTGGTAAGGAGTTAGAGGGGCATCAGAATAAGACGGTGACTTGTGGTTGCCCAAATATGGCAACCATTCGTGGTGATAAAGTATCGGCACTTGACTTATCTCAAGTTGTTATGTTAAACTCTTATCAACCCAAAACTAAAAAGGGTGTTCTTACCAATGAAGACATTCTTTGGCAAGAAGAAAGGCGTCAACGCAAAGTGAGACGCTTGGACTTTGAGGTCCGCTAGGAAAGGTGGCCGAGTGGTTTAAGGCGTTTGTCTTGAAAACAAAAGAGGTGAAAGCCTCCGGAGGTTCGAATCCTCTCCTTTCCGTTTACAAATATTACAAGATTACAGATTTTCTTAATCTGTGTTTTTGTATCAACACAAACTTGACAGTTTAAAACTACTGACTATTATAGCTAGTAGATATTAAACACTGGACCTATGGATCAGCACACCTATAATAACTGGGTGAAGATCAAGGAGACCTTCGAACAGTCTGGCAACACAGACAATATGTTCTATAAAAGAGCAGTAGCAATTCTAAAAACCAGAAAAGACCCTCTGGCAAAGTTTCTTGGAGATGAACCGTGATGGAACCTCAAGACGAATTGGTTAGTCGTGCTGAAGTTCAGGAGATGATCGATGCAGCAATACGACGACACAACCGTAATGCTTCTATCATTAGTATGTGCGTCGGTTGGGTGGTTCTTGCTTTATTTGCTGAGGGACTACTAAGGCTTGTCGGAGTTATACCACCTGTGCTACCATGGATGGACATTACCCTGAAATAATTGGTATTGTTCTCTTGCTTATCTTTGCTGCCACGATGTTTTATCAGGGCACAATGATAATGCGGGGCAAGCGTGGTTACATTCATATGGACCATGAGAAGCAAAAGATGATAGATACGCGAAAGCGTGTTGAAGAATTAATGAAACAAAAATGACTGTACCATTTTTTATTGAAGAACCCATTACTTGGAAAAAGATTGAGGTTCCACAAGACATTATTTACTACTGTGATATGACTACAGTGGACGCAGACCGTGAAGACCTTCGTTATATTGACTGTGTGTGGATGCATATGGGTTACTACGGTGTCCCTAAGCATGTTATGAAAGCAGTCAGAGAAGAGTTTAATCCACCAGTACAACCAATCTTCGAGTAAATGAATCTTACCAACGAACAAACAGAACTTCTCATTGATGCTATCTGGAAGCGTCAGCACCACTTCATTGCTGGTGATAGAAGGTATCGTGAGTATGGAGAACTTCTGGAGACACTGGAAGCATCTCTGCCTTACAAGTACACCAGAGATGAGTTTAGATAAATGGAGCACTTGTTAGGAAAAGCACTCATTATAGTTGCAATACCCTTTGTAATCGCTACAATTTACTTCGGTTCTAAGAAGGGGCACTACTATGAATCCGAACACTATAAGGGCAATGGCACCGCACACTAAGAAGCGGTTTCATTTTGCGGCATCATCTTTCTCAAGAATGTATGGAGTCAGTCATGTCTCATCAGATATGATTGACTTTTGCTATGAATGGGCACTCCAAGAGGAAGTGGCACCACTTGATTGTTTAAACCACACAGATCGATACTTTAGGGAGTTATGGAATTCTCAGAAGCATTAATCTTACTTTTTATGATTTCATTTGGAATATTCATTTTCTTAGTTTCTATATTTACGGATCAATAATGGGACACTTTGCACGCTGGACATTAGAGACACCAGTAACATTAGGATTTCTTTGTTACCTTTTAGTTGTTGTGCCTATTCTGGGTATCTGGTTAGTCCACAAATACAACTGGCAACACTGGGAACCATTTGACAGGGGGCACAAGAAGTAGTATAATTACTTCTGTTGGGAGGCAAGACCACTCAACGCAACCGAGTATCGCCTAACTTGGTCATGGCACCGCTTTTGGGAAGCGGAATAATTTCAGTTCAAATCTGAATACTCGGACTTGCCAGTTTCCTGACTGGCACCTTGACTATATAAAGTCAAACACTTATAATACTCAGGTATTCAACACACAACAATGTCTCTGATCGAAAAATTCAAGAAAGATGTTAGCACTCTGCGTTC